TTAGTATATTTGGAAATTTGGTTGGGGGTGTAGTTCAGTTGGTTAGAACGTCTGCCTGTCACGCAGAAGGTCGAGGGTTCGAGTCCCTTCACTCTCGCCAATTAATTTTAGAATCCTACCATTTTTCTACCACTTAATAAAAAAACGTAGGGAATAAAGGATTGACTTTGACCTGTCACTACTTTAAAGACCATAACAAGCGAAAACAAATCGTGATTTTTAGGGATAAATAGTGGTAGGTCAAATCATGCTAGGACATAAAATCCTACCATAAATCTACCACTATTTTAGAGTCAAATACTGTATCTCTTTTACAACGCCTTTTGGTATGATTTGTGATCTACCATATTGATCATCTGAATTATCGTGATCTTTGTCACCTGAAATGATTACATAGTCATTAGTTTCTTCCATAAGATAACCTAGTGAGTCTATAATACATAATTTACTATCCAGTAATTCATCTTTAGTTTGCCATGTGGACAGACTGCATTCATTAGTGTCTATCCAAATGACATTGACCATAGGAGGAATGGGCATTATTTTTTCTTCTTTTTCTTTTTCTTCTTAGGGAAACCAGCTTTCATATTCTTATAAGCTTTATCGCTAATAGTGCTGTTTTTCTTTGAACGAGATGTCCCTGCTTTTTTTCGTTTATTAATATTTTCGTAAAGAGACATTATTTTTTAGCCTTTTTTTTAGTTTTTTTCTTAATTTTCTTTTTGTCTTTGTTTAATTGTTTCAATCCTTTTTCAGTATAAGGATATTTTTTTCCCATATATGATGGCATAGTTTACTCCTTTAACAATTCCACGCCCTACGAGACCAATAGTTTGCAGATAGTTTATTGTTCTTACCTTTAATCCCACCTGATCTCGCACAATAAGATTTCTTTCGTGCTGGTGAGTTTTTCTTAATGCTCATGTTAGGATCACCAAAGTTTATCTTTTTAACTTTGTCTCCGTCTTTTACGAACACCTTGAATTTTTTGACATCGCCTTTCATAGGCTTATTTAATGGTACTGTTCTACCCTGATAAGTTGCCATCTAGTTCTACCTTTTCTTGTTTTTCTAATTGTTCTGTAAGTGTTTGATTTTGTGAAGAAGCATATTCAGATTTTGCTTTCTGTAATGCTATGACATCATCTACTGTAATCTTTAGTTTTTCTTCTCTTAACAATGCGTTTTTATCAGCCCAGTTATCTAATCGTTCATTAAGAAATTTAATGTGTAAATCTTTTTCTTCGATATCTTTTTTAAGATCTCTGTTTTCTTTTTTTGCTTTGCGTAGTAGTGCTTCTACTTCTTTTACTGTACTCATTTTTTACCTAACACCTTACCCATTCCTCTTAAACCAAATGAACTTGCTATTGCTCCATACATGGCAAATTGAAACCACTGTGGAGTTCGTGAGAGGGCATCAAAGCCTCTTTCTGTATAAGGTTGTAATGGTGGAATGAAGCACATACCTATTATAATAATAAACAAAATAGTCCACGCTTCGTCTTTCCAAGAGTCTTTAGAACCTTTGATAGCTTCTAAGTCGTACTCTATCTCACCTTTAATCTGTTTATTTAGTAACTCTGTCTTTGCTTTAATCTCAGTGACTTTCTGTTCAGCTTTCGCCTTCTTAGTATCTACGACACCTTTAACAACTTCACCAGCTACTCCCAGCAAAGGTTTTAATAACATCTGAAACATTATATATTCCTCATGGTTTCTGCTAGTTCATTTGCCCTGTTGGGTGTTTGCTTTGCCCATCTACTGTCGAGCATTTCTGAACTAGCAGATTCATATTCACACTTATTTAAGTGGTATTGAAAGTTTTTAAACTTTAATAATCGTGGCAGTCCTAGTTGAAAAGCCATATTAATAACACAGCCAAAAGCGACAGGATCAATATTTTCTTCTTTCGTGAAAGACCTTGCATCTTTAACAGCTTGATCGAAGTCTCTTTCAAAGAATTCCATAATCTTTGCATCATCATATTCTACTCCTTCCTGTAAGTCGTCTGTAGGTAAAACTAAATGTCCAACACCAAATGTGGCGTTACCTAAATGATCTTTGTAAATTTTGCTTATCTTGCCTTCGTGTTTAATGATCTCTTCTTTTATTTCTTCGTACATTCTATTAGTTTCTCCAAGTACCATTTAGCTTTTTCTAAATCTTCAATGCCATTCTTTTGTTTATGTCTCACAACGTATTTGATAATGTTGCCTTGAAAATAATCTAGTTTAAATTCTGCTATAAAATCAGATACCTGTATCTTTGTCCCTATGTAGTAGGGGGGATTAATCTTATCTTTAGATTTTTCCATTCCACCTTCCATTATTTTCTAATGTCATTGGTATTAACTGAGGAATACCATTAAGTATTACTGCGCAACCAAGAGTAGGTCTGCGTATATTGACTCTTGAATAAGCAAAAGCCAAAGAATGTTTATCTATTAAACAGCCTATCGTCATTCCCCACCTAAGTTTCTCAGGGGAATTCCAGTACCCTAGTCGGAAATCCGTATGATAGTGACCTTGTATAAAATTATAACCTATCGACATAGATGACTTAACAGGATCTTTATTCATGTTATGACAAAAATAATATTCGCCATACATATCTTTAATGACTAATTTATCGTGCCACCTCCACTTAGTATGATCCACACCAAGTATATCAGCATAATCTTTTATGGCTTGTTGAGGAAAGCCATGATGTTTTCTTTTTCTGTAAACAAGTGAACCATGATTACTATGCAACAGATCCATTCTTGGAAATAGTTTTTCTAATTTTTTTATTTTATATTGGGCTAGTTCTAATTCTTTAGTAGCGCTTGGTAGATCAGGATCGCTATCGTGAAAAGACAAAGCTGAGTAATCAACTTCGTCTCCAATGTTTACTACTTTAGAAAATTTATATTTTTTACTTATAGCTTTTAAAAAATGATAGCTATCAACATGACTATAAGGTTCGTGCAAATCACTTATGCACAGAATATTAGACATACAATTATCCTTTCAAATGTAGGTGGAATTGCAAGTGTTAATTATTTAAGTATTTGTAACTATTTTAGTGGTGCAAAATGTAGTGATATAAGTATCAGGTATCTGTGTTAATTCTTCAGCTAATTTAACAGAAGCCTCTCTACACTCTTGTTTAGTATTAAATGTAACATCATACATTATATTTTGTATGCAAGTTTGCTCTAATGGTATTGTTGGATTTTGCACACACAACCAAAAGATTAAAAACATTTTCATTAATTACCTATAAGGTAGTTCTCTATCCATATTATTTTTTCTTTGATGACAGCTATATCTTGTTGCATATATGATATAGAATCTGCTTTTGCTTCGACAGCTTCAAGTCTTTCACTCCACATACCCCATGTCATTGCTAATGATGCAAGGATCACTAGGTAAGGTAATACTGTTTTCATATCAAAGTTCATTTGGACCACTCAACTTTAAATTCTTGTCCTTTAGAATCACTAATACTCATGGTCTGTTTATCAGATCCCCATGTAGTAGGATTAAGTTTACTGTTTTTATGATGATAATTTTTTTGCATTAACTCAATAAGCTTTACCTCTGTCATAGTAATATCTTTAGTCTTTGCTCCTTTATGAGCATCTTCTAAAATTATATCTAGTTTTTCATTATTTAAAATTACCTGATCGCTTTGTGCAACTCTATAAAGGTCTTGATAGTTTTTTTCTTTTAACCATTTGCGAAGGGTAGTCCAACTAACATCAAGTTCTTGCACACACTCTCTAGTTGTTTTACCTTCTGCAACCAGTTCCATTAATCTTGCCATAATACTTTGTTTGTATTTAGCAGGACGATTACCTTGTTTGTTTACTACTGCTTTAGTCATGGTGATTCCCTTCAGCGTTAGTTTGCCTAATACTCTTTATAAATTCTCTACCTTCTATAATTTCAATATCAGCTTCTACTTTTGCACACGATATTTGAACACTATCAGACATATTTCTTTTCATTATTCGTTTTTTCTCTAAGCAATCGTTAATACCTTTTGTAATAGTATGCTCTATCATTTGCCCATTACTGAATAATAATAATGCGATTATAATTTTAGTGACCATTCTGTCTTACCTTGTCCTTTAATGATTCTATATCTGTTAATGCCTTGTCCATATCAGCTTGAAGTCTTTTAATATTGACTTTGTTGTGAGACATATTTTCTAAATCCTCACTCATGCTTTCTACTTGTCCAGCTATGAACTCCAGCAACATAAATTGTTCTTGATCGATAGGGGTTTGATCTGCGTTCTTTACAAGATCAGCTTCAAATAATGTTGCTCGTGTTTCTAAGTTATTTATTCGTTCTTGGATTTTAAAGAAAGCCATTGTTCCAACTGCAATCGCAACAGAAATAGCTATAAGGTTTCGCATCGGCATTGATACCGATGTGTTGTCCGATATCTTCATTTACATATACAATCGTAATCTTCGCAACACTCACACATGATTTAGTTTTTAGGGAATTTATCTTTTGTAGATTTTATTGTGGCTTTCCAACCATCAACGCCATTGTGATATATGTCATCTAGCTGATCTGCTATAGATGGATATTCATCTGCTCTTTTTCTTTGATACTCGTTATTGTCGTAAGCAGTTTGTAACTCAGCTTTCTTTGCTGATACTTGACTCCATGTAAAATCCTGTGTTTCTTTGTAAATAGCACTGCCATTTGCATCTGCACCAGAGATATATTTTACATTGGCTTCGTACTCAGTTTGATTGCTAGGTTCACCATTGACTACTACTTGAGCGTTTGCATCAAGAGCTTTGATTGCACTTATTATATCTGTCATTGTTTTTCTCCTTTAATTCTCATTATGCCTCTATTTCCATTAGAGTAATTTGTGATGTTCCTAAATAATATGAGTTTGCGTCACCATTATTACTTGTTCTATTTATGTAAACTATTGATGAACCTTCAACTTGTCCTTGAACCTTATATGTAGTTGTAGATGTAATTGATGGGGAGTCTAAAAATGTAAAGACTACGGAACGAATATCAGCATCACTATTTGAGTTAGAAGCTGTTGTATTAGCGTTTCTACTTCCTATTGTTCCAGTGTTTTGTAAAAGAACAGTTGAAGAACCTCTTACTAAATTAAAACCATGTCTTTGTCCTGATTGAGCACCAGAGTTCAAATTAGCAAACACTAAAACTTTACTAGATGTTGCACTAGGTGTAATTGATGCTGATAATCCTACATCTTGCAAACTATTTCCAGTTATAGAAGTTTGACCAGTATAATTAGCAGTTACAACTTGTAAAACCTTACCTGTATCAACACCACTAGGCAAAGCACTAACAGCAGAGATTGATTGATTGTTTAATTTAATAAGTGCCATGTTTACTCCGTTGGTTTCTCTGGGAACACAACAGCGTTTACTTGTTCCACTGTAGTTAATCCATTAGTAATATCTCTTAAAGACTGTCTATATGTTGTCATAGCTTCAGACATGGTTACATCTGAGTTAGCAGTCCAATCTGTTTCTAGTAAAAGTAAGTTTCTTTTTCTTCTAAGTTTAGCTATAGCTTCTTCAAATGTTTCTGTTGGTATAACAAAGCTATCACCTTGCTGTATCATTCCACATACGACACTATCTGCTACTTCTACAAATCCATTTTCTTGATAAGGTTGTTTTTGTATAACAATACTATTTTCAATTTTTACCCAAACCATTATGCTACCTTCCATATATGTACATCTGTATAAATTTCAGTTAATCCATCACCAGTGGCGTGACCTAGCGATGAATGTGTTGATGTTCCAACATACTGCTCTATTGTAAAAGCCTTTGATGATGAAATTGTAAATCTTCCAGTTACAAAATATCTAGGTGTTACAGCAGTAGTTCCAGAAACTTCTCCATTCACACCGATTACTGCATTACTACTATCAGATACATTTCTTAATCTTAATCTAGTACGACCACTTGCGTAAGCTGGTGCTGACGCTTGAATATAAAATGTTCCACTAGGTAATGTAATTTGATTTGATGACAAACTTGCACCTGTAATCTCATTAGTAACTACAGTGTTTAAATCTCTTGTTTGATAACCAGACACATCTGCACCACCATTTGTACCAGAAGATTTTTGGTCTTGAACATGAAGCAAAGCACTTTCAAAAGCACCCCCACCACCACTTGCTTTAATAAGTGAGTAATCAATTCTTTTTAATGTTCCAGCATCAGATACTAAAAACTCATCTGTGTCTGCTGGTTCACTTGTTAATTCAGTTGCACCAGAAATTAAATCATCATTAATTTTAGCGTTAGTTACTGCATTATCAGAAATCTTAGCTGTAGTTACATTAGCATCAGCTATCTTAGCTGTAGTAACAGCAGTATCAGCAAGTTGAGAAGTTCCTACTGAACCACTACCTACTGTTGTTAAGGTGATTGCTCTTTCTGCAAGAATAAAATCTATAGAGTCTGAAGAAGTTAATGCTGAATCAAATACAATCGTACTACCTGATACTGTGTAGCTTGACTGAGGTTTCTGGATTACACCATTTAAACTTACTGTTAAACTTTCTGCACTACTAGGTACATAAGCAACACTATTTAATAATAGGTTATATGTAGCTGTAGCACTTGCTGTAATATTATCTAAGACTGCTCTGTCTGATAAGTTTGATATATCTCTACCTATGTATGCCATTATTTTAATACCTCTGTTGGAAATTCGTACGCTTGTACTTTCTCTACAGTATCTAGTCCTGTAGTAGCATCACGAAGTTGTTGTCTATAAGTTTTCATAGCATCAGACATTGTTAAATCACTACTGCTAGTCCAATCTGTTTTGGCTAATAAATTGTTTCTTTTTTCTCTAAGATTAAATAATGCTCTATCTAACGCACCATCATTCCATGCTTTTTCTTCTGCTTGTTTTAATGCTAATTCTTCAGAAGTCATATCTTCTACGACTGGTGTACCTAATCCAATAACTGTAACTTTTTTCATTATTCTTTTATCCCCCAACATTGTAAATCAACTAAACTACCGTTACCTGTATTTGGGGTAAGTTGAAATCCATCAAAAGAAGTCGTGTCGTCAAATTGAACTCCTCCAAAATACATTCTTCTATTCCCAGCTTGTGTAATAGCATTATAGTGAGGTGTAGCATTTGTTAAGTAAGTTGTACTAAAAGGTGAATATACATACATAAATCCTGTAATAGCTTTTGTATCTGTAGCTTCTAAGTCATAACCTAATTGAGCGTGGTCACTATAACTATTAATGTTTGCTCCAGTGTTACCAGCGTTATCACCAAAGAGAGTATAATTTTGATACTTAGATACTGAATTTGTTGAGCCTCCAGTTCTAAATCTTAAATAACAATGATTACCATCAGTTGCTGTTGCATACTTAAAAGTCACAAAATAATTTAGATAAGTAGCACTAAAACAACTATCTAAACTATAACTTCCAGCATCTGAGGTACTAACTAAAGAACCAGTTTTAACTAATGTTGATGGTGTTCCAGTTACTGTTCCTGTAAAGGCGTAAGTATCTGCAAGGTTCATACTCTCTGCTTGTATTTTAGTTATAGCCATTAGATCCCAAATGCCTCCTTAATTTCATCTACTGTTAATCCTAAGTCTTGGAGTTTTTGTTTAGCAGATTGTTTTTTAT